GTACGCATGGCCTTGGAGAATACCTACAAAGATTCAGTCTACAATCATGTAGGCGAAGTGCTATTTGTGGGCGAAAGAGGGCATAAAACAAGAATGCTTTGTAAACATAGCCCTACTCGAATGTTAACTGGTGCTGTTATCAGCAATTATCTTTGGGATGCTCTTAAAAGAGACCCTTGCACCAGAGCTGCACTCACAGGTAAGATAGGAACTAGGACTTGGAAAGTCTGCACAAGTTCACCTAGTTTGAGCCTGTATAGTGCCGATTTAAAAGCTGCCACTGATTATATTGAACATGATATAGCAGCTGGTATTCTTGGCATAGTTCTTGAATGGCTGCCTAAAGCAGTCCTGAACGATGTTATAGATAAATTGTGTGGGCCTGTTCTTATTACCACACGCCAGAATACCCGTGACATAGCTTTAACTGCGCTAGAACAACGTAAGTTGTCTTTAATAAAGTCTATGCACGACCCCCGGGTTCGACAAGAACACTATGATACTTGGTTCGATAGTGTCTTGGCCACTCGATCACTTAGTACAATTACCGTACATGGGTGGTCCACTAGGGGAATTTTAATGGGAACTACTGGGACATGGTTTGTATTAAACATGATCAACATGTACTGCAGTAGTCATATAGGTTCTCGTGAAGTGTGCGGGGATGATTTAATCATGGCCTCCGACACAGAAGGAATTAAATTATATGAGGAGAAAATGCTTAATCTACATATGGTCATTAATAACGACAAAGCATATGTAGGTAAACACGGTGTATTCTGTGAAAGAATTTGTAAGTTCACCGTTTTACACCAATCGTTCGACCTTCGACCTGTCAAAAAGCATGAACGCGATGGGCGCAAAGCACTGATTAATAGTGCCCGGGCCGGAATCAACGTCCTAAGACAACGTCTCTCTGTAATTTTAACGCGTTTCCTGCATCGTGCTGGTACATCGACTGCCAGTTACGCCGAAAGTGTCTCCTCCTTGCCAGCTCCACTACATGAAAGTTATAGTTGGTCCTCGGACCCTAATGCTGACGAAAATGCAACACCCCTTTATCACACTAATAAAGACGGCTTTATGCGGACCTATCCGCCGGGTAGTTGCACTACTGTTCCATACTGGGTATACCAGTTAACCAAAGTGTCTGGACTGGACATGTACTTCGATATCTACAGTACAATACCAGCCCGCAGTTCCGGCAAACCTTGTTGGAGAATCAAGGTACCTCCTGCTTATGTGGTTATTCCCG